TGGTTCTGCACGACGCGGTACAACGTCACCAAGTCGCCGTTGATGTCGTTGAGGACTTCCACGGGCGCAGCCTGGGGACGCATGAAGTACAGCGCGGCACCGCCGGCAAAGACTTCGACGTAGCATTCGTGTGGCGGAAAGAGCGGGATGAGGCGATCGGCCAAGCGGCGTTTGCCGCCCATCCAAGGAATGATGGGTGTAGACATTGATAGCAAGACCTTTACTGTATGGATAAACAGGTGCTAGGCTCGCCGCGCTTCGTGCACGGAGTAAGAGCCTTGGCTGGACTTGCAGGGACAATCTGCAGGGACGGCGGTCGGAGTGGATGTTGACGCATCCACTCCGGCCGCTCTTTTTCACTTCGATGTTGAGACTTCTTTGGCATAGGCCTGACAGGCCGCCAATGCGATCAATCCTTGGTCGCCGGTATCGGTGATGCCGATAATTCGTTGAGCATGCGCTGGGTCAAGTTGGGCTCTTGTGGGGCCATGAACCATGCCGCCGGTTGTGGTGGCGGCTGACACTGTGCCGCCACTGGACGACTGGGTGGTGTCGAGTAGGACTGACAAGCGCAGATCAGCAGTGGCAAGGCGGTCGCGCAGGCGACCTTGATCACGTTGGGCATCGCTCAGGGCTCGGTAATGGGTTTGTTCACTGGTTGACAGCCGCTGCTCCAAGGCCAGGCGTTTGTCCTGCTCGGCTTGTTGCTGCGCAGCAGCGGTCAGCGTCAGTTGGTTAAGAGTCTCTGCCTGCAGGCGGGCTTGTTGCTCCAGCTGCCGGCCGTAGCGCCAGTCCTGAACCTGCCACGCTAACGCGGCAGATCCACCGGCCAAGGCGGCCAGCAGCACGACGATGGCCAGCAGCCGATACGGCGTCGGGATCACGTCGATGACACGCATAACACTGCCCTCGCCCGTTCCCACAAGTGCAGCCGATCCGCCAGGCCATTGAGGCCACCGTTGATCTTGCGGGTGATCGCCTCGAACTCATCCCGATCCGCCAAGGCGTTCAACTCGCGTACCCACCAGAACCACGCGGCCGATTCGGCAGCCCATTGCGGCAGCTCGAGCAACTCCGGGGTGCGCAGCAATCGCTCGTCGCCGAACAATGCCAGGCTGCAGCGCAGGTAGTTGTTGCGGCCGGTCACCTGAATCAGGCCGCGACCGCGATAGCGCTGGCCATCACCGTCCGGCTCTGGTGTATTGCCCAGCTTCGCGGCCAGACTGCCGGTGTCGTACTTGCTCAGGTACTGGTCGCCGCCCAGTTCGCGAACGTACTGCAGTTGGCCGGACTCGTGCCCGACCTGAGCCAAGAACGCGGCCTGCCGTTTCGGTGTGTTGATTTGCCGGTGGGCCATGGCGGTGTTTAGGGCGGAGACAAAAACGCCCGCTTGGTGGCGGGCGTTCGGCATGATGAGTTGCAGCTGTTTCTCGGTTAAGGACATACAAACTCCAGACATAAAAAAACCGCTCTCGGCGGCTATGGGTTCTCTGTAGCGTTACTTCAGGGACACGACTTTGACCGGCTTCGCCTCCTTTTTCTTTTTCCTACCCTTGGCTTTGGCCTTGCCGTTCTTGCCGCCATTGCATTCGACGGTGGTCGACCAACCGGCTTGGGTGTAGACCTGCTCGACCGAATCAATCAGGTATTCGCCATCGAGCCCCACCTTGAAGCCCTGGGCATTGATGGACCGCTCCGCAAACAGGTCCGTGCGCCCGGGCATTTCAAACCGAACATCCGCGCTCGAACGGTTGAACGCCGCCAAGCGCGCCTTGGCCGCCGATTCTGCGGCAGTCTTGTTCGGGTGAATGTGCCGATCGGTATGCACTGCCGGCAGGCCGTCCGGTACGTCGTCATTGTCCAGGGAGACGACCGCGAGCTTTCCGGTCTTCTTGTCCTGGTGCTTGGTGGCCACCGCCTTGTGCGCGCTGCGATCGCCAAAGCGAAACTGCCAGCGACTGAGGTCGCTACGGGTCAGGGTGACCGCGCCGAACGTCTTGCCGCTGGCCGTCTGTCCGCCTTGACGGGGCATCACCAACAGCTTGCCGTCGCCCACCTTGGCCGTGCAGTCGTATTGCTTGGCCAGACGCGTGATGAAGTTGAAATCGGACTCGCTGAGCTGGTCCGCCCGGACGACCTTCGTCGTGACCGGGCACGCCGGCTGCCAGCCGTTACGCGTGGCGACATCACTCACGATCTTGGACAGCGGCACATTCTCCCAGCTACCGCTGCGGATGGTCTTGCCGCTGCCGCGCATGTCGCTGGCCTTGCCCTTGATCACGATCACATCCGGCGGACCGGATACCGTGACCTCGTCCACCACATAGCGCCCCAAGCGCGCCAGGCTCGTCTCGGCATAGCCCAGGTAGATCTCGATACCAATGCCCTTGCGGGGCAGCGTCACCAGCCCGTCGCGGTCATCAATGCGCAATTCGAACTCGTCCGACTCCATGCCAGGCTTGTCCGTGGTGCTGAGCTGCAACAGCCGATCGTTGATCAGGCTCGTGATATCGGCACCATCCGCCACGATACGAAAGATGGGCGTCATGAATTTTTTTCCAAAAAAAACCCGCACAAGGCGGGCAAGAAAGTAAGGAACTTGAAGCGAACGGCACGAGTGTAGACCATCAATCCCATAACGTTACCTGCTCCGTAGCGGGGGCCAGCAGATCCGGCAGCGTGATGACTACCCCGGCGCGATAGGGTTGAGGCTCGTCAGCCAAACCCTGATTGGCATCAAGGACGGCCTCGACACTGCCGACCAGATGGCCGTAGTAGTTGTGACAGATGGTGTCCAACAGATCCCCGTCAGACGTTCTGCATGTCGTCGCCATAGCGCACAAACTCCAGTGTGAACCCTTGTTTGCGCGGGATACCACCCTGCATCAGCGCGCTCTGTTCTTCTTCAATGCTCTTGAGGCACCAGTTCCCCAGCACGTCGCCATAGCCCGTGACCAGACTCAACGGCTCAAGCCTGGCGCCAATCGCCCGCAGCGTGTCGAGCTGCTTCAGACCGCCCTTGAACCCCGGAAAGATCGCGCCCTTGAGCGTGATCTTCTCGTCACCCATGCCCACGGCTTGCTGCGCCGGCCGGCGCGACAGGCGCTCCTGCGAGGCCCAGCGGAATTCGGTGGAGCGTCGCAGCTCGTCAAAGGCTGCCGTGTCGAGGTTGAAGAAATACGGCTGCGCCTTGGGGTCTTTGGGCTGGATGATCAGCAAGTGCGGGAACGGCTTCACCGCCTCCGGCGCCGGCGTCGAATCCGTGGCAAAGGCCCCGGTGGGCACGATGTTGGCCAGCGCCGGACTGGCCTTGCCGGCAATCTTGTTGATCGCCGTCGCCGCCTTGCCCGCCTGCTCCTTCAGCACCTCCATGCGCTCGTCAATCTGCGACAGCGCCCGGGTGGCCGTGTTGTACGTGGCCACCACCTGCCCGACCTTCGCCTGAGCCGCATTCACCCCGCGCATGACGCGCTGCAGCTTGGCCCCGATCGCGGGACCGACAAAGGGCAGCCCCTCCAGCTCGGATGTCGCGCCGGTGATTTCTCCGATCGCGCCATTCACCGGCCCCAGCATGCCGTCCAGGCTGCGCCGGCCCGTTTCCCCGGCCGAGGCCAGATACTTCAGCCCGGACTGTAATTGACCCAATGCTTCCATGAGCCCTCCTGATTAAACATGCGGTTCGTCGTAGAGCTTGCGGCTCTCCAGTTGCTTGCCGAGGTCGCGCTGATGCTGATCGAGGAACGGTTTGAGCTGTGCATAAAGCGCCGCGCCGTCTTTCACATCACCGTTGACCACCAGCGAAAACGGCGCCTGAATGTCCACCTTGGATTCGATCTTGGCGGGCTCCGGTTTCGCGGCCGACGCCAGTACCTTGGCCAGCGGCCCCGCCCCTATATCAGCGCTGGCCGGCGGCAACATCATGGAACGCGCGGCATCACCGGGCTGCGTTTCGGCAGCGCGTGCCGGCATCACCGGAGCACCGGAACGGGCCATCACCAGCGACCCGGCCACTGGCGCCGCGAACGACTTGGCAATGTCGCCCATCACCGGCGGAATTTCCTTGCCGGCATTGCTCATCATCAGCGGCCCGGCGGTCGGCATCCGCTTCAGCTCGTCGGGTGTGCCAAACATCGACTTGCCGATTGCACCACCCAGCGCGTCCCCGCCCTGGCTCCCGAGATACCCCCCAATCAACCCGCCAACAAAGGTGCCAATCACCGGCAACACCGCCGTACCGATCGCCGCACCAGCGGCGGCGCCAGTCAACGTGCCCGCCAGCCCGCCCGCTGCCGCGCCGTAGCCCTCAGCCTTCTCGTCCTGCGTCTCGGCGTTCTGATAGGTGTCATAGGCCTTGTAACCGGCTTCAGCGACCGCGAGCACCGCCGCACCTTTGACCACCGCACCGACACCACCCCCACCACGCACGCCACCGCCCTTGCCGCCCACCCTGCCTTTCTTGCCTTTTTTGCCATCGCCACCAGCATCGAGATCGCCGCCATCCAGCCCACCGGCACCACCGACCGGCATGTTGGTGACAATCACCTTTTGCGGGATGTTGGGATTGCCCATCAGCGAGCCGCGCCCGATGTTCATCAGGCCCTTGGCAATCTTGAAGCTGCTCATGGCGGTCTGAAAACCGATCACGGCCGCGACGGCCGCACCGATGCCGGTCACCAGCCGGGGCGACTCATCGGACAGTTTGGCGAGGCCTTGCGTGACGGAGGTCACCCCGTCGACCACCGCGTCAGTCACCGGCCGAAAGGCATCACCGATGCCACGCATGGCGTCGTCGAGGCCCTGGACCATTTCCGCCTGTTTCTGCGCGGAGGACTGCCGGCGTTCCTCAAGGTTCTTGTCCAGAATCCCCGTGGCGCTGGCCGATTCGCTTTTCAACTTCGCGTACAGATCCTTGTTCTGCATGTACGCGGTCAAGGCGCCCTTGACCTGCATGTCGGCGAACAAGTCGCCGGTGCGCAAGGCCTGCTCCAGGGAGGCAATCATAGCCTTGGCTTTTTCCGGATCGGTCTCCTTGCTGATCTTGGCCGTGGCTTCCGCCATGGCGGCGGCCTTCTTCGGATCGGTGGCCGCGATGTATTTTTGCGCCAGCTCAAAGCTGGATTCCAGCGTCGACTTGCCGTTCTGCAGGCCGGTGTTCATCGAGCCCTGATAATCGATCCCGGCCTTTTTGTAGGCCTCGACCGTGTCACCCGAACCGATCTTTTCCATCCAGTTCTTGAGGTTGTTCGCCGCCTCGTCCGAACCGCCGGCGGTCTTCATTTGCACCTGAAGCATCGCGCCCAGTTGCGTGACCGAATCCATCCCGGTGATGCCCAGCTTGCCCATGCCCGCCAGCAATTCAGGGAACCAGCGCGCCATGTCGGCCGCCTCGAAGCTGCCCGCCTGCCCTTGGTAGGCGATCGCCTCCAGCGCCTTCTGCATCACCGCCGGGTCGGAAATCTTGGCGTTCTGCCCCAGAGCATTGATCATGCGCGCGGTTTCGCCGCCGTCCGCCCCCTGCCCCACGGAAAACTTGGCCGCCGTTGGGGCGTATTGCAGGGCCTTGTCCAGCTCCATGCCAGCCCCCACCAGCGCGTTGACCACCTCGGCCACCTGATTACGAGCCATGCCGGTGTCGCGCGACGTGTCGATCACCGTCTTGGACAACTGCGCTTCTTCGGGCTTGTTGGCAATGTTCGACTTGATCGCAATGTCACGAATGATCGCGCCATAGTCCGCGCTGACCTTCGCCGGGATCGCCAGCGCCGCCGTGCCAGCGACCGCCTGCCCGACACTGCTTCTCAGGCGCTGCTTGCCCTCGTCGAGTTGGTGGTGACCTTTGGCTTTCAGCTCGGCCTTGGCGGCCGCCTGCCCCATGGTGCTGTAGGCCTTGGCCAGATTGCGGACTTCAACGCCTTGCTTCTTCAGGCTGCTGAGATTGCTTTCCAGCTGTTTCAGCAGTGCGCCGGCGCCCTTCTCGCCCGCCATGTGTGCCTTGCGCCATTCATCGCGTAACCGCATGGTGTCGCCAATGGTCTTTTCCAGCACCCGAGCTTTTTTGCCTTCGGCCTCCAGGCGCTTGATGCGACTGGTGACGTCCTTGAACGCGGAACCCACGGTAGAGCTGACCGCCCCGCCAATGACCAGGCCGAGCGCGAGTTTGTTCGCCATGTACTTGCCCTATACGTCGGGTCGATCAAACAGCGGCTCAATCCGTGAGCCACCAAACCATCTCATCAAAGGGCATGGCCGTAATCTCGGCAGCAGAGAAACCTGTCTCTTTCGCCAAGCGTTGGGCCGCCAGTTTGAGGGTGGTCGCGTTAAACGTCGTCTTCTTCGACCAGACGAAAATAGCCCGCCGATAGGCGCTGATAGTCCTTGTATTTCAGGCTCAACAATTCCGCCTCGGTGAGCCCCAGCAAGCTGCTAAACAGCGACAATTCCTGTTTTTCATAGTCGCCATTGCCTGCCACCTTGGAGGCGCGCCAATCCATGACGCTGGGCGCACGCATCATCAGCTTGTCGGTCAGGACACCACTGATCAGGGTTTTGTATTTGAGCGTGACGGTCACGCCCTCATCGCTCAGCTTCAGCCAGCTCGGCAGTTCTTGGTCTTGGGTTACTTGAGTCATGTGCTTTTGTCCTTAGAGGCCGAGGGCCGAGCGTTCAGCGGCTGCTTGGTCGACACCGTCGACCACCATCACCATGTTGAGCGGGTCGATCTCGTACATGACCCGGCCGTCGATCTCCAGCTTGTAGTAGACCAGCTTGACCGCATGCTTGATTTCGGCCTTGTCGGCCGGTTTCCAGTCGCCCATGTCGACCTCTTTGATGCCGCCACGCATGGTCACAATGACCGGCGTGACCGCACCCTTCAGGCCCTTGAAGGCCCCCCGGAACACGAGATTGCAAGAGGTCTGATCGGCCAGGCCGAAGTACTTCAGAGCCTCGCGGCGCACGCCGTTGGTGGTAAACGCCGCTTCCAGCTTTTCCAGCCCCATGGCGATTTCGACCGGCGACAACATGCCGCCGCCCTGATAGTCGTCGGTCTTTTGGGTCAGCTTGGGCAGCGACAGGGTCGGCACGTCGCCGGCAAAGCTGACGCCGTCGACGAACGCATTACAGTTGGAGAGAACTTGAGGAATCATCGAACGGCCCCCTTAGGCTGCTTCAAGAACTTCGGTCGCCCATTGATCGGTGACTTCGAAGAGGAAATTCGGGTTTTCCGCCGGCGGCACGTCAGTGAAACGGATGCGCCAGTAGACTTTGCCCTGCATGATTTGACTGGCCGTGCTCATTTCGTCGTCCGAGTAGACTTCGAAATTGATCACCGCGCCCCGATTCTTCTCGTCACGCATGAACGCCTGAAGGCCTTCGGTCACGTCCTTGACATAGGTCTTGGTGATCGAGCGGTCGACCGCCCACTTGTGCCCGGCCTGCACCGCATCCATGAGGATGTCGCACGTCCGCACGCGAGTAATGAATGCCCATTTCGGATCGCTGGACAGCGTGCGGTTGCCCCACAGACG